TTTGCGGCTCTGCTTTCTGGCCCTCTGGCACGTCATCGAAATAATCGATTTCAGGAACAGGAGCCAAACTTCCACTGCCAATTTCATCATTCATAGCGTAATCTCCAATTCAACGTAGAGTCGCAATCTGCGATCCCATTTAAGCAAATTCATCTTGCGGTGACGCAGCATGATGATACCAGAACAGACAGCGATCACAGCAGGATCACCAACCGCCAGGAAGTAATCACCGTCCTTGAAGTTGGACAGCGCAGCGCGAATCTTTGGGGTGATCCTTGCTAGAAACAACGGATCGTCGTCTTGATCCAATATCGTCGTAAGCTGTCCAAATTGCGCGGCTGCACTGAAATCAAATGCCGGAACCATTGCTTGGCGAGTAGCGTCAAACCGCTTTGTTTCTTGTGGTAGGAACACTTTCGCAACCATATTCTGTCCTTTCTTTGTTAACTTTCTGAATACGTATTTTAATCGATTCGACGTGACGGTGCAACCGTTATATCGCCGCGTCTTTCATCAATTACTTTGTATGCGACGGTGTTTTTAGCTGCCAGCGATCTAATTACATCTTCATCGATTGAATCCTCTGCGACAAGATCAATATACAACACGCTGGATACCGTTCCGATACGGTGGTTGCGATCTTCCGATTGCAGACGCAGTTCGTTATCAAAACTGCAGCTGTAATAGATTGCCGTCCGTCCTGCCGTAAGCGTTATGCCGATGCCTGCTGCTGCTGCGTGACCGACAAACGCCTGTTTGGTTCCGGCTTGAAAGTCATCAATGGCTTTGTCGCGATCCTCTGACGACGTGGCACCGTAATAGGAGCACGCAGATATTCCGGCATCTTCCAATGCTGCGAGCACCTGATTGATTTCCTCTTCAAACATAGCCCAGACGATAAACTGGCCGTCGATGTCCTCAACGATCTCCTTGAACGCCCGCATGCGCGGATTCGTCTTTGGGTCAATCAGCTGCGGTACGCCGTACACATTGATGAACCCTGACGTCACCTGCTTCAGCTTCGTTCGTGCCGCGATGGCCTGAAAACTCAAGTCCTCAACGACCTCAGGCCCTGTGTGTACATAATGATAGTCTTCTTTCAAGCGATCATACACCGCACGCTGCTTTGTGTCAAGTTCAAAGGTGATCGTCTGATATACTTTCGGCGGCAAATCCAGGCAATCCTCTTTTTTGACACGGTAGCTGTGCGGCGCGATCATGTCAGCAAGCTTGTCCAAGTTCTTCCAAAGCTTGCGCCCGGTCACATCCTCAGCGACGACTTGCGGAACTCCCTTTACTCTTCCGCCTAGCCGTCGCATGATTGCTTGCAGTGCTGGCGATCCTGCGTCAAGTAGTACTGCGTATTCTGCCACAAAGGCCCGATAGCTTGTGGTACCAAGAAGGCCGGACTTCAAGAAGTCGAATTGACTGAATACGTCGGTTGGCGCTTTTGTGATTGGCGTCCCTGTAAGGATACGCCGTGCCGTTGCAGGCCTGCCAAGTTTAATCACTTTGTCGGTGCGCTTTGCAGCAGGGTTTTTGATCCGAGTTGATTCGTCAACAATCAGCATCACGCGAAAGCAACGGATGAATTCTGCAACCGCTTCAAATCCGGCTTCCGCATTGACCGCTTCGATGTTGATTGTGAAGACGCGCAACGGCGCGTTCCCGTCAAACCGCTTGAACAGAGAATTCCAACCGGCCTTTTCACGCACTGTCGTCGGCTTCCCTGGCCAGGCATAACATAAGGACGGAACTCCCAGGTGCGTTGGGATTTCGCGCCGTATCCAATTGGTGTGGACGCCGTTAGGGGCTATTACGCAGACGGCATCAATCTTGTTGCCGATATAGCAGCGTTCGGCATCGGCCAAAGCAGTCCACGTCTTACCAGTCCCTTGCTCCATCAAAAGGGCGAAATTGCGCTTTCCTTCCATTCGAGCCAAGGCAATCTTTTGATGCTCCATCGGTGAAGTTTTCATTGAGGCTCTTTCGGATAGTCCAACTCTTTCAGAAAGTCGATGATGTCGTCAAGACCGCGTGAAATCACGGCCTCATCGCTGAGTTGCTGGCGCGTCATTTGCGGCAGATCAAGCCTGCACTTTGGTTTTGGATTAAGCAGCCACCAATCGGCACCTGCCTTCAGCAGTACATATCCTATTCCGCCCCAAGACTTCCATTCTTTCAAAAAGGGAATCTGGCCAGGCCGGAACGCATCACGCAGTGGCAATGTTGAGTCACGCTTTGGCCACGCCTCAAGAGCCTTATACTCAATCCAGAACATAGCTCCATGTCTGTTGATGCAAGCTGAGTCTGCAGTGCTGCCTGACTGATTCTCAATCAGCTTCACCTTGATACGACCGTCCGATGCAGCCCTGAATTTGTCACGCGCCTTCGTTTCAAGTTGGTTCACAATCTATCCTTTTTATGTTCTTGATGATCATCATATCAATGCCGGCAATCTTCCACGCACGGACTAAAAACCACGCACCGACAGGTGCTGTTTCTGCAATCGCCCTGCCCATCGCGGCATACTTGTCAGGGCGAATACGGAAGCGCATAGGAGAGTCAGTAGAGTCATCAACCATCATCAAGTCGATGAATTCGGTCTGGCCTTTCATCACCTTTCCGTCGCGCTTTTTGATCCTGATTGCCTCGTTTTCATCGGCCAGGATTTTCTTGGTCAGCTTGCCAATAATGAGGCACTCATCCTTGTCATCGACTTCTTTCATGCCAACAATCGGATTGCCTGAAGTCACACCGCATAGTTTTGGACTTCTGTAAAAATGACCCCAGCGCGTGTGGGCCTCTGCAAGATCGGCAAACTGCACCTCAGCATTGGCAAGCCGTTCCTTGTCTTTCTCTGTTAGCGTTCCGGCAGCGCGCTTTTGGACATACGACAGAGCTTTTGCAGGGCCGTATCCCTTGGCATTCATAATGCCGCCGATGAGCCGCCCGTCAGCGACAAGCCAGTTCATGTCGGAATAGTCAGGGTCGATGGGCGTGTACTGGATGCCTTCTTTTGCTAGCTCGCGCAAAATCGCAATCGTTTGCTCATCGTCTTTGGCAGCGCGAAGGCACGCCGCAGCGAATGGCAACTGGTGATATCGCTTCAGCCAGCACGTCCAATAGGTGACGATAGCGTAGCTGACGCTGTGCGATTTGTTAAATCCCCAAGAGCCAAATGTGACCATCTCTTGCCAGATCTTTTTGGCTTGATCCAGCGGAACGCCTTGCGATGTCGCGCCCGCAACAAAGTTCTCACCCATCTTGTTGAAATACTCTTCACCCTTTCGGCCTGACATGGCCTTGCGAATGGCGGAAGTCTGCACCCAGTCAAACAACCCAATTTCCTTGACCACGTACATGATTTGCTCTTGGTACAGGAACACGCCGTAAGTGTCCTTTAGGTATTTTTCCAGCTGCGGCACATCGTACTTAACAGGCTCTTTGCCAGAGGCGCGGGCGATGTATTTTTGGGCCATACCGGAGGCCAACGGGCCTGGCCGTGCCAGCGCCGTCAAGTTGTCTATCTTGGAGAACTTATCCACTTCCACCGAGCGTGTAACGGATCGGACAGCATCGCCTTCAAACTGAAAGATGCCAGATACCTTATCGTCATTCAAGATGTCAAGAACAGACTTGTCGTCCAGCTTCAGGCTGTACAACTCTTCTGCCGTCACAACGCCGCTGTCCTCGATGATGCCAAGCGTTCGCAATCCGAGCGCGTCGATTTTGAGAAGGTTCAAATATTCTGAGTCAGGCTTGTCGATTTGCGCTACACCTTCTTCATTCACCGTGCAGTAGTCAGATATCGGATCGTTACAAACGAGAATCCCTGCTGCGTGGACGCCGGTGTGGCTCGGATGAATCTCAAGATCGCCCATACACTCTGCGGCAATTGGAAACCGCTCTTTGAATGACTGCCCAGGCCCGGTGTTGTCAAAAGTGTCCTGCAGCCCTTTTCCATACCGGGCGTCACCAGAGCTATACTCGATGAGTGCGTTGCGGACTTGGAAAGTCTCGTTGATCGGCAGGCCGAACTTCTTGCCCACCTGCGCCATCACTGACGCGGCTTTGAGCGTGTTGATGTTCCCCAATTTGGCGACGCACGCCGCGTTGTACTTTTCTTGCAGGTATTCAAAAACAAGGTGGCGCTTGGTGTCGGCAAAGTCAATATCGATATCTGGCAAGTCACTTCTGGAGATGTCGATGAATCGTTGGAAAAGCAAATCGTGCGGGATTGGATCAACCTCAGTAATTTCCATCAAGTAGCAGGCAAGTGACCCTGCCGACGATCCACGAGCAGGCCCGACAAGCATCTTGGTCTTGGCAAACCTCACAAGGTCGGCCACAACCAAAAAGTATGAATCGAAATCCTTCAGCTGAATCTGTTTAATCTCTTCCACAAGGCGATCTTCATACTCCTGCGTCCAGCTGGCGATGTGACCGCGATCTAGACGCGATCTTTGACCTTCACGGCACAAGGCCACAATGCCGCCTGCTAGGTTGATTAACGGCGCTTTCTTCAACTTGATGCCGGACAGTCGCGCTGCGATTTCGTGGGCATTCTTTACGCCTGAGTCAAACTCTTTACGGGTCATCACAAGCTTTAGGTGCTCCCATAACTCTGCCTCCGGCGCGATATGGCGCAGGCCGACTGAATCACGGACTTCCCAGGCATAAGCAAACGTCTGGTCTTCTTGGCGCGGCATGTCGTTGTAGCCTGTTACCGCAATCGGCTTGCCGTTCAAACGGTGACGTTTGACGCTATTGCTTGCGTACAGAAGGCTTGACGGGTTTATGTCGATGTAGTCGTAATCGCCAGCGCCAAGCTCGTTCCCTGCCGCGCCCGCAAATCTTATGACTCCAGGAAGAGTGCCAAATTGGTCAGGCGTAAGCCCCTTGTTTTGAACTGACTTTGAAGTGGCGTTGTAAAACTTGCCTGTGTCTTCTGCGAGAATCCAAGCGCACGGCTTCGTTTTCGATGGCCCACCGTCGCTGTCACGGCTTATGATTGGTATTTCCATGCCGAACAACGGCGCGATTTCCGCCTTGATAGAGGCTTGTTCAAAGCGAACGTGACCCCAAGTAGCGGAATCGACAATACCGGCCACCTTACATTCAAGAGAGGCCAGCCTGGCCATTATTTCCGGCATCCGTCCGTAGGCGTTACGGAATGAATAGCCTGTCCTGACGCGAAGTTGTGGGAAAGTCATTGCGCGACTCCCCAAACAGACTGGACTGATCCGTAAAGGTCGATTCTCTGGCAAACCGCGTGCAGCCTCATCACGTCATCAAGCGCTCTGTGCTTCTGCTCATATTCGCCGACATAGTGGCGATACAATTCGATCAACTTCATGCGACGACCGAACTGTGGCGCGGTTTGCTCAACGGTGCAAAACTGCAGGCTTGGCCAGCTGACATCCTTCAGCGAAAAGCCGCGCCGCGCCAAGTCGTATTGCAGCATTGATTTGTCGAAGCTCAGGTTGTGCGCCACGGCTGCATCGGCCTTGGCGAAGTATTCCCGTAGCTGCGGCAAGAAGGTTGTGAAGTCCGGCTTATCTTCCAAATCCTGATTTGTCAATCCGGTTATTTTGGTGATAATCTCTTCTATGGCGATGCCTGGGTTGCAGATGAACTCGATTTGATCGATAATCTCTTTGCCATCGGTGATGATGCCGGCAAATTCAATAATGCGCGGTTGTTTCGATATGTCAGAGCGAAAGTGAAACGGCAGTCCTGTGGTTTCCGTGTCGTATACGGCAAATAGCATGTGACGTTCCTATTCTGAAAATTCTAGTGGCGGCAGACTTAGGCGGTCTGCCAGCGCCGACTATCTCCCATCACGGAGACTGCTATTTTACCGTGCACTTGGCCTTGTGAATGGCCTTTACTTTCTTGACCTTCTTGGGCTGTTTCGGCCAGCAACTTTCATCGGCCTTTGGCTGCTCCGGTGCGACAGCATCTTGCCGCACGATGAACTTCAGATCGACGCCTAGGATTTCGCGTGTGTCGAAAATCGCGTAGTGATACCGGCGCGTGTCCTTAATGGCTGGATTGGTATGGGCCAGTGTATCGACTTCTTGCGCGATGCCAATGCCGTGGTACGAAAAATATTCGCGGAATTTGTCAAGCTCATTCTCGGTGCAGTGCATGCCGATATGACTAACCGTGTTCGGCGATTTTGCCATCCAATTGTGGCCGGTGGAGTAGTGCAGGATTTCAAGCTCAAGAGGCTTGATTGCCAGGTGATCCGGCCCGTACTGGCCATCCGTTTGTCCCTGATAGTTGAACTGCAGCAACGCGTGATTCTCGCCATGAACGCCGCGAACGACGCCAGTTGCGTGAACATCATCGAAAAACCACCGATCTAGGCCTAGATCGGCCAAGAGTTGGCGCGCACGGTTCGGATCGGTCGGGCAAAGTGCCAGTTGTTCGATTCGGAATTTTGGTGGTTGACGAAGCATTATATTTCCTTTCGTTGGTTGTGTGAATACTCTTCCATTTGCGAATCGTGAAAATCACTATCGCCTTCAAAACGCTGGGAGCCGTCAGGCCGATACCAACAATACTTCAACCCCATTCTATGGGGCCATATGCGGTGCGTCAAGTGCACATATCCGGCGCACAAGCAGCCTGCGACTCCAAGCTCATTCAAGTTGCGCCACTTGTCCACTCGGTAGTCGTTCCTGCCGCATCCGCATATCGGTGCCTTGTTGACAAAGTAGCCATTCTTGCGGTCAAACTTGAAATACTCGTCAGGGTGCTTCGGCAGAACTCTACGGGCTTGGCACCGATAATTCCGGCACCTGACGCTAATCCTACTCACTTGCCGACAGGCACGTCACATCCAGACATAAATTTTGCAGCGCCGGAATTGATCAAATGCGCGATCATTTCGGCAACGGCTTCCGGTGGAGTCTCCAAGCCGTGCATTAACGCCTTTTTTTGGTACTCGGCAGCGTACTCAGGCGTCCATCCGCGCACCTGGCAGACATTGGCTTCAATCGCCTTGGACATCTCGGTTCCGGCCAGCTTGTTCGGCGATACGCTGAAGACTGTGATGCCGTGCTTTGGCGTGAGTTCGTGAGCCATCTGGCGAGTGATCATCAAGGCCGCAGCCTTGGATGCGTTGTATGCCAGGCTTGACGTCATCGGAATGTGAGCGGCATTGGATACGATGTTGATGATGATGCCTTTGGACTTTGTGAGTTGCGGCAAAAGCGCCTGGGTCATTCCGACGATAGCATAGGCATTCACTGCCATTACTTGATTGAATTCCGCTTCGGTGACCTCGTGGAACCACTGATTGGAGTTTATCCCGGCGCAGTTGATCAGGACATCGACCTCAGCGACAGTCTCAAGCCAATGCATCAGGTGCGGCTTTGTCACATCATCACCAAGTTTTTTATCGACGCGCCACACCACGTGGTCAACACCAAGGGCGGATTCCAAAGCCGCGCCCAAGCCCGATGCCGCGCCAGTCACCACGATGTTGAGTTGTTTCATTTGTTGCCTTCAAAGTTGATTGAGTGGGTTCCAACTAGCACCTCGCACATCGCCGCGTATACGGCAAGATCGTGAACCGAGTCTTGGTGCTGCAGGCCGCTGTTTGTGAAACGAGTCAGTTTGACTATTATAAGCTCAAACAAGTGATACATTTTGTGGTCTTCTGCCGTTTTCAGCTGCACGCCGTTCGGAAAGAGTACGGCCATGACTTGACCGACCTTCGATGCATTGTCCTTGTATACGGCGTTGCGTTCACGGAATGTCTTGCCGGCAGCTTCCAGTATATCTCCTGCGTTCTGGTTCTGATTCGGAAGCTCGCAGATCGCGTCCATGAGCAGCGCATCGGCGGCGTTCATAGGCCACTCACGCTCTGATGTCGGCTCACCGACGACCTTGCTTTTAGGGCCAGGCGGGTGCAAGCCGTTTACGTCCAGTACCATGGCGCTAGCGATGCCTTCAGAGATGTACATGTCAACGACATCTTGCCTGTCGTCATACGCGTGGGTGATTTTCTGCGATGAGCGGAGTGAATGACGAATCCGTTGAAGGATGGCGGCCTTAAGAGTGACGCTATCGATGCCTTCTTCACACTCCTGTCGCATGAACAGTAAGTACGATACAAATCCACAGCGCAGGAATTGCCGAATCAGCCAATCAGACGTTGCGCGCAGAACACGTTCTGGTCGTGCCGTGATGAAAAGAATTCCTTTCCCCTGTTTACTTGCGATCTGAAGCAACTCGACGGAATGAACAATTGCTCTGTCGTCGCCCAGATGGTCGTGATACTTTCCGTAACGGTCGTGGTGCCCCTCTGGATGGATCATGGCCAATCGCCAAGAATCGTCACTCAGGCACCCATCCAGATCAAATATAACCAATTCGTCTGGAAATTGGCTAATCAGGCTATAGTTGTCTGCCATCATTCATCCGTCAAGTTGGGTTGCAGTTGATAGGTATCGGCCACGATCAAGGCCTGCTCCAGCATTGGTATTAATCTTTCACGGTCGTCGCTTGTCACTTTAAGCGATGTCTCAACATCACCGACGCGAAATTTTATTTCTGCGCTGTACTTGATGTTGGTGTTGATTGTTTCTGGCGCTTCGTGACCGTTAGTTTCGTCAAGGCGGCGCTGCTCGACATTTATCGGACTTTGGGGATTCACATCGACCTCCCATTGTTGGCTGATGGCTTGTCATAGTCGCCGTGAACAGCTGCGCAATTTGAATTGCGCCAAGCTATAGCAGCAGCAAGCCCTTCATCGCTGTGTGGAAATGATTTGGCCTTCTTCTTTCCAGCGATGGAATATGAAGCAAGCCAACAAGCGTACTTCCCATTTGAATGTTGCTTTATTCCTTTGATTCCAGACTTGCTATTGCCCATTGCTGATCGATTCGCATTATTCTGCGATTGAGTGGCAGGCCGTAGATTGTCAATCTTAAAATCCCATTCATCACCATTCTTGTGGTCGATAAACTCTGGAGGCTCTTCTTCATAGTGCATCTTCCAGACGACTCTGTGAACGCCGTAAGGCTTCTTGTCAAGCATGACGCTGATGTATCCGCGTTTACATATTGAACCTGCTGGCGCACCGATGATAACTGCGTGGGCTTTTGGATGAGGCTTCGACTTCCAGATCAGGGTGCCGTCAATAGGATCATACTCAAACACCTCAAGAAGGCGTTCAAGTGGTGGAAGAATTCCGGTCTTAGCCATTGGACTTCCCATCAGTCGCGACAGGATTGTTTTTGATCAAGTCTGACGCCCAGAATATTTTGCGCAGTTCCTCTTTTTGGTTCTGCAAATCCATCCACGGGCGGTAGAATGAGCAATTTTCTTTTCCGTGACGAGGAAATGCGCATTGCCCTGTGGCAACGCAGGCCACTTGCAACATCGGATCGGCCCAAGGGTGCATCTGGATCACAAGCTCGCGCATGGCACGGAACACGCGCTGATATTCGCCTGCAGTTCTTGTGCAAAGGCGCGTTTTCGCCGTATCACTCAACGTCCGCAGGTTGAATTTGGCCTTGATTTTTGTTTCCATGTTGGACGGAAGGATTGCGCGGGCGTCTTGAAGCTGGACGCCTGCCGCGAGTAGCTGTTGATAGTGCGCGTCAGCATCGGCCACGCCGTCCCAGAACAACTGTGCTTGGGACTCGGTCAAGCCTTCTGGAGCGACCACTCCGTTACCAGTCATATCCAAGGCCCGACTGGTTTCCTGCTGGTATGAGCCTGTGCGAGTCCGCACAAATTGATGGGTGAAATTTTTGCTGACGCCTTCAATTTCAAAGATGTAGTCAACAAACTCGAATGGTGACCGGATTGTATCCAGCATGTAATTCCAGTGATCCCACTTTTCCTGCTCGGTCATCGTCGCCGGGTCTTGCCCGCGCATACGGGTGGACTTTGTCCCTATTAGGAGTTCCCAGGCGTTTGGTGTGCTGCTGATTAGTTTGACTTTCATTTCTATTCCTTTCTAGTTTGCTGAATGCGTATTATGCTTGACGACTAATGGATAGTCAACTGTGCCAACCTTCAGCCTCTTTGATGAGCGCTTTAAAAGCGACAATCGATTTGCTACGCATCTCGCTTCGATTGTCCGTCAGGAATTGGCGCAGGCGCATGTGCGGTTCAACAACTGCCTTGCGCACGATTTCTGAATTATATCCACGGTGACTCTGTATTACTTTAGCATAAGTGGCATTGACGACTATGACATTTGTCATACCATGCTTAACAAGCTGCTCAAGTTCATCCTGTGACCGAGCAACTACCGCACCAGGGTGCCTCTTGATGAAAGCCTGATAGCAAGCCTCTTTGACTAGCTCAGGGCAACTGTAGTTGGCGTACTCCAAATCCTTGGAGCCTTCCTCCATCAACTTTGCCACCGTAAGTGGCAAGCCGGTATCAAACCACATATCTTTGGTGAGCCACTGCAGGTCAAAACTTGACACCGTTTGGCGATCACGCTCAAGCGTCAAGAATTCCGGTTTGACGTTGTATCCATAATCCAGGCCGGTTTCAGACACAAACAATCCGTTGATGTAAAGTTTTCCTGGACGCTCAAGCAGAATATCGCCTTGTCTTACTCGGTGGAATGCGCCGACATCGCCCTGCAGCTGCAGTGTATTGGCGCGCACCTTTTCGATTGTCTCAATTGGCAGGCCGCGCACCATGAATGTGATCCCTTGCGGCTTCCACTCGTCATCCTTTTCTTCAGTGATCGTCAGCACATCTTCGTTGAAAACTTCTGACCGAGTGAAGGATGGAGTCCACGTGACACCAGAGTGATATATGACAGCATCGATACCCTCACGCGCCAAGACCAGCAAGGCTATCTTATAGCCTTCACCGAACGAGCCAATGGAATGGACATCACCTGCCTTGCTGGTGCAACCTAGTAGTAGCGTGCGCGGTTCTAGGCTTGCTCCTGGACTATCGATACGGATTGTGGCCGTTGCGCCGTCAACTTCAGGATCATAGTCG